GCCTGTGGCGGCTTGTACTGCGTACGCTGCTGCTGCGTATCCGGGTATGGTGATTGATGGCTATGACGGCGCTAGTGGCTTTTGCAAAGGGCATTGGCCGTCCGATCCTAACCAGTGCGGCGGGGTGTGCAACATTGGTGTGTATCAGGACAGTGCATGTATTCCTGGCTATACGTTGCAACCGGATGGCACCTGCCAGAAGCCGAAGCCTAATTGCCCAGCCGTCGGGCAGTCCGCACCGGGTGGTAATACTGCGAATGGCACGAGTCCCACGCAGACGATCTTGAATCCGCAGGTGTGCGTTGGCGGGTGTGCTTACACCTATGGGTCGTATTGGACCGGGGCGACGCCCGGCCAGAGTGGAGGTTTTCCCGCGCAGTACACAGGATTGAAGTCCACCGGTAACGCGTGTGATGGTACCGGGACACCGTCTGCTGCGACGCCTTCGCCGAGTGACCCTCCCAAGCAGTGCGGTGACAAGCAGTACTCGGGGACTGTGAACGGTGTGTTGAAGTGTATCGACTATCCGATTCAGACCAACGGTGGCACTACCACCAACACCACTGATCCCGGCCCTGCTAGTGGCGTTCCTGCCAGTGGCGTGCAACCTAATCCAGGCACCGGCACCACCACCACGAACACCAGCACTACGTGTGATGGCACCACGTGCACGACCACGACCGTGACTGTTGGCACTACCACTGGTAGCGGTGGTGCTAGCTCGCCTACAGGCAACATGCCGTGCCCTGGTGCTGCCAGTGGCGTAGCTGCGAACGGTACGTGTACCACTACGACCACACAGCCGCAGCAGCAGTACTGCGCAGAGCATCCAGAGGATCCCCAGTGCAAGAGCAAAGGTTCGTGGGGTGGCGATTGCTCAGCTGGGTTCAGCTGTGATGGTGATGTCGTGCAGTGCGCGATCGCCAAGCGTGTCTATCAGGACTCGTGCGATCTCAACAGCAGCAATGCGGTGCGAGACCTCGGCGCCAAGGTGCTTGCTGGGAACGATCCCGTCGCTGATCCGATGAAGAAGGGCGGTACTCGCTCGATCGGCAGCATGCTGAATACCGATGACCTGTTGGGTGGCGGCGCGTTGCCACCGAATCCTACGTTCACAGCGCTAGGTCAGAGCTTCACGCTCGACCTACAGCCGCTGTACGACCAAATCCCGATGATTCGGGCGTTCATCCTCGCCACGGCGTCGTTCATCTGCCTGGCGATCATTTTCCTTTGAGGTGAGCAATGGATTGGCTGACTGAAAAGATCGCTGGCGTGATCCTGTGGGTCACTGATGGTGTGGTGCGTCGTGGACTCGCCTCGCTTGGGATGGGCGGCATTACGTTCATGGGCGTCGATCAACTGTTTTCGTCGATCAAGCAATACATCATCGGCGGGCTGACGCAGCTGTCGCAGTACACCGGTTTCATGTCCGCGCTCGGGCTCGGTGTCGCGGTGAACATGATCTTGAGCGCGTACGCCATCCGCCTGGTGATGAACGGCCTCGGGTCTGATGGGTCGATCACGAAGTTCTTCCTGGCGGCCAAGTCATGATCTATCTCAACACCGGTTTGCCTGGTAACGGCAAGACGCTGTATTCGTTGCACGCCGCTTGGGAGCTTGCACAGAAGGAAGGGCGGACCGTCTACGTGAACGGCATTCCCGATCTCAAGCTGCCGCACCAGGAGCTCACAGATCCTGAGAAATGGTTCGAGTGCCCCGACGGTTCCATCATTGTGATCGATGAGTGCCAGCGTGTGTTTCCGCCGCGTGCATCGGGTAAGGCTGTGCCCGAGAAGGTCAGTCAGTTCGAGACTCACCGGCACAAGGGTTTCGATGTGTTTCTCATCACGCAGCATCCGAACCTGATCGATAACCACGTGCGCCGCCTGGTGGGCGAGCATAACCACGTGGTGCGGCAGTTCGGGTTGCCGTATGCGACGATTTTTCGCTGGACCGCATGCACGGACAACCCACAGGGCGCATCGGCAAAGAAGGATGCGATCTCGCATCGCTTCAACTACCCCAAGAAGCTTTACGAGCAATACCGGTCCGCCACGCTCCACACGCATCACGCAAAGCTGCCCTGGAAGGTGATCGGCATGCTCGTCGGTGCGTTGGGTCTGGCCGGCTGGGGCATCTACTCCTTCATGACCGGTACGTTGATGGGCGGAGACAAGCACAAGCCAGGTCAGGGTGGGGCGGGTGCACCTGGTGCGGTCCAGGTCAAGGCTTTGACGCCCGAGGAAGTCTTGAAGCTTAAGCTGGCCGAAGGCACGCCGCGGCTTCAGGGCATGCCCTGGACAGCGCCCAGGTATGACGAGCTCACGAAGAAGGCGGTGTATGTGCCAGTGCCGACGAGCTGCATTCAGATCGTCATCGATGGCAAGGACAACTGCACGTGCTATTTCGAGAAGGTGAAGCTGGCCACCGCCCCAGAGGTGTGCCATTCGTTCGTCAAAGACGGCGGCCTGTTCGTTGACTTCGAGGTCCCTCGGCACAAGAGCCAGGAGGAAGCCGCTGTGAAGGGCTCCACGCCTTCGCCGGGGGTTGCGGCAGGGTACGTGCCTGGCCAGGTCCCTACGCCCGTTTCTGCGCCTTCCTGACCGTCTCTAGCGTCGGGAGTGTCCGCGCCCATGACCAGGCGGTAGAGGTGGGGCGTGGGCAGGAGCTCCGGCGGTTGTCGCACGGCTAGTGCGGCTGGCGGGACCGAGCAGCGGGTATCACTAGCGCGGGTCTCGAAGCAGGCTCGGTGGCAGACCATCCCCATGCAAGCCGCTTTTTGCCCTGGCTTCTTTCATCGACTCTTCGTTCTGCAGCTGGTGGTGTTCCTCATCCGTCAGCCTGCGCATGGTTTTGACCTGCGAGGTGTCGTTTTCGGGCGCTGTTCGTTGCATCGCGCCTGTGCACGGATGGTCGGTATAGACCGTCTTTCCTTTGACCACGCACTTGTTGACGAAATCGTGGCCTGCTGCTGCCGTGGGGATGGCCACGCAAACGAGGAGCGGTAGGATTGTGCGCATTTCGTCGCCTAGGCTGTGAAATCGACGCAACAATAACACGCAGGGGTTGAGTGTCCGAGATCGAGGTTCGGGCGCTGGCGCGGGAGATCAGGCACTTGTACTGGCATATCCGAACGCTGCGCCGTGGCATACAAGACGCGGCGAGGCGCCGCTATTACCGAAGGATCGCCAAGAAGAAAAAACGCCTGCTAGATGCAGGCGTTTCAAAGAGGGAGGTGCTGGATTTGCTGATGTGCTGCCGGTCACGCGGGTGCCGGTTCCGCGCGTGCCTGGATTGCACGCAGCGCCTGCTGTAGACGGTCACGAAGTCGACGCACAATTTTACATAATGCAAAGCGTTGGCCCGCTGCAATGGCGTGGCTATTGGCTTGGGTGGAAGGGGGGGTCACAAAATTTGTGACACCTGCGGCCACCAGCACGAGGATGGCAGCCGTCGCGCTATGCGCCATCCTCGGTGAAAAAACTTCCCACAGTGAGCGCTGTCCTTGGCGCTCAGCGCGGTCCATGTCCGCCGCCATGATGATCGGCATGGGGTTGTCCATGTCGAGCAGTTGCGCCAGGCGCAGGCACTCTTCGTTGTCCATCGTTCGACGGCCAGTTCGGTAGTGGCTGACTGCGCTCTTGTTGATGCCGAGCAGCTCGGCTAGAGCGGTGTCGTTCTTCAGTCCGTGTCGTTCGATCACGGCATCTAAAAATTTTTCAACTCTCATTTAAGCACCTCTGCTCTTGACAAGGTTACGGCT